GGGGCTTGTGTATGTGAATATGAACAATCCATTTCCACCAGGAAACTACAACGGCACATGGCATTCTTTGATTAGGGACGATATTGAAGAATGGCGAAAATCTTAAAAGAATTGAAGGGTCATTCTGGTAGTGAAGTGACTTTGATGGAAAATGATTCTGGATTATGGGTACGCAAATTTAAAAATGTTGATAGAAACTATGAACGATTGAGTGCCTTATACAAATCTGGTTATCCTGTTCCTGAAATATACACATACCTGAACCAAACCTTAGAAATGGAATATATCCATGGTTTAGATATGAAAAACTATCTACTGCATAATACTTCCACAAAATTGCAAGAGTTCTTACTGGTTACACTTGACTGTTTCTCCGAAAATAGTATAATCAAAGACTACACGAAAACATATTACCAGAAATTGGCATGGTTGGATTCGCATGAGGGTTTACCATTCACCAAAGAACAACTGATTGAAAGGTTGCCAAAAAACATACCACAATCAATGTATCATGGTGACCTGACCTTAGAGAATATCATTTATACCGATCCGGGTTTCCACATGATAGATGCAGTGACGGTTGAGTATGATTCGTGGGTGTTTGATGTGGCCAAACTTCGCCAGGACTTGGAATGTAAGTGGTTTCTCCGTCATAGTGATGCGAAACTAGACTTCAAGTTACAGAACATACAGGACACATTACGGGAATGTTACCCAGAAGCATTCAATGATAATGTTTTGATTCTAATGTTATTGAGAGTGTATCTACATACTAAAGAAGGTGATTTTGAACGTGAATTTATTTTGAGAGAGATTAATAGACTATGGAAATAATTGTACCAGCAGCTGGTCTGTCTACCAGATTCCCAGACATGAAACCAAAATACCTCTTGTATGATTACAAGGGTGATATGATGTTGATGAACGCATTACGCTCATACAGACAGCGTGGTTATCGTATTCACATCGGTATTCTAAAAGAACACCAAGACAAATATGATGTGATTAAACAAATCCAACATGAATGGATGGACAACATCAAATATGTAATTCTGGATAAACCAACCCGTGGTCCAGCAGATACAGTATATCAAATTATTCAACAATCTGGGTTACATACCTCAGGAATCTTCATCAAAGACTGTGACAGTTATTTTGAACATGACTTTACAGGAGGTAATTATGTTTGTGTGTCTAATGTGTCACAACATGAAGTGTTGAAGAAACTTTCATCAAAGTCTTTTACGATTGCAAATGACAACGGTATCATTTACGATATCGTAGAGAAAGAGGTCGTTTCTAATACATTCTGTGTTGGTGGATATAAGTTCTCGTCAGCAATGTTGTACAAACAAGCATTTGAATCTCTTACTACTGAAAGAGAAGTGTTTGTTTCTGATGTTATTGGTCGATGTATAAACGATTCACATATATTCACCGAGAAACATGTGACTAACTATGTTGATGTTGGTACTGCACAAGATTGGTTTGAACATAACGACAAACCTGTTATCTTCTGTGATATTGACGGTACAATCATTCAAGCACAATCTAGATTAGACTTAGAGGCCAAGAAACCTGTTGTTCCACTACAAAACAATATCAAACGATTGTTGGAATGGCAGACCAAAGGTGCTCAATTCATTTTCACTACAGCAAGAGAGACACAATATAAAGCAGAGACTCGTCAAATGTTGTATGACTTGGGCTTTATGAGTTTCACACTGATTGAAGGTTTACAGAACTCAAGACGCATCTTAATCAATGATTACAACAATGCAAATCCATATCCACGAGCTGAGGCAATTAACATCAGACGAGATTCGGATAACCTAAGTGACTTCCTATGATACCAGATAAAAACCTATTCATCGTAACTTCCGCACTCAAACCAACAATGGGTGCATTTAGTGATGACCAAAGGTTTTCACAAACCATTGCCACATTAAAATCGTTGAGAGAAAAAGTGCCGGAAGCAATCATTGTTTTCTCGGATGTATCTGTTAGACCTGTTACAGACCTGGAAAAAGAGGCGATTGCTCCATTTTGTGACTACTGTATTGATATGTCAGAAGAACCAAATGTGAAATTCTGTGCAGTTAATGGATTGAAAAGTCATGGTGAAAACTGTTTGATGTTTTCAACACTTCAAGCATTAAAACAAAACAACTTGTTAAAAGATGTTAAAAGAATCTTCAAATTCTCGGCTAGGTCTGAACTTGAAGATGGTTTCGATATTTCACATTATGATAATTTGTTTGGTAAATTTGTATTTAAGAAACGCATCGTGTCTTGGCACAATCCAAATACACATCTGTTTATAACCAGAATGTTCTCCTTTTGCACTTCATTACTCGACACATATCTTATGGTTATACAAGAAAACCTAAAAGATTTGTCAAATAATGATATGCCGGATACCGAACATGTACATTTCTTGAACATTCCGGAGAAATACCTGGTGGAATTTGACAAGTTACATTGCTGGGGTTGGCTGGCCGGAAATGGTCAAATCGAACATTATTGAAGTGTATATATCGAATCCAACATTTGACTAGTTGGTTCGGTTGTGTTATAATCTGTTATAAATAACCTTACGGCAACCAAAGTGTGTTGCATATCTAAAGGTAAATTCATTAATGTTAACTTTCAAGACTTTCTTAAAAGAGCAAGCTGAGGACGAAGGTGCCAGTCGTCAGATTAAACATTTGACGCACGTGGAAGACCGTCCCTTGCAAAATGGTGAAAAGGGTGCAAAGCACGCAATCAAGTCATTAAAGGCCGCAGCCGAACACATCAAGGCAGGTAAAAAGACTTCTGAATTGACAACCAAATATGACGGTTCACCAGCAATCGTTTATGGCCATCACCCAGAAAATGGCAAGTTCTTTGTTGCTTCAAAATCAGCATTCAACAAGACACCTAAGATTAATTACACACCAAAAGATATTGAAAAGAACCATGGTCACGCACCAGGTCTTGTCAAAAAATTAAAAGACGCACTACAACACCTACCCAAGGTTGCACCAAAACAAGGTGTTTACCAAGGCGATATGATGTTCTCAAAAGAGGACAAACAGAAGAGCAAATCTGGCGGAACTTCTTTTCATCCAAATCCATCTGGTCTAACATATACTGCACACGGAACACACAAGACCGCAGTTGACAAGGCCAAAATTGGTGTTGTTACACACCTTTCCTATCAAGGAAAGAATGCTGCAAGTCTAAATGCAAACCACGAAGTAGACCACGAAAACTTCGGTAAACACTCGGATGTATTCTCAGTTGATCCTAGAATGGACACATCCAAGGTGCATTTCAGTCCAGAAGAACAAAAGGCCTTCGACAAACATATCAAAATGGCACAGTCTGTGCATGACACACACGAAAATGATATGTATGCAGGTACTTCCACACACCATGGTGTTGGTGGTGCCTTAGAAACTTACATGAACCACACAGTCAGAACTGGTGAAGAAGCCAATCACACAAACTTCAAAAACTGGTTAGAAACCAAGAAAAACAAAGAGATTGACAAACTCAAAGTTGAAAAGAATCGTAAGTCTAAACAAACAGAGTTAAAAGGTGAACTAGATAAGATTGAACGTAATAAGAAACATTACAACAATCTATTTAAAATGCACGGACACCTACAAAAAGCAAAAGACACATTGATTCATGTTATGAACCAACACCAAGAATTTCAACATGAACACGGTGGTGAGGCTGCAAATCCAGAAGGATATGTATTCCACCATGGTAAAGAATCTGACAAGTTTGTTAACCGTCAAGAATTCTCACGCAGAAACTTTGCTGGAATCAGGAATATATGAAGAAGTTTTTAGAAAAAATCAACGAAGATTTGGCAACCCATAAACCGGTTGTCATGGCTTTTGGTCGCATGAATCCTCCAACTACAGGTCACGAAAAGTTGGTGGATAAAGTTAAACAACTTGCAAAAGACTATAATGCACCACATCATGTGATTATTTCACATTCGATTGATGCCAAAAAGAATCCATTGGATGCAGCAACGAAAATCAAACACGCAAAGCGTTTCTTTCCAGGCACCAACATTTCTGCATCAAGCAAAGAGAAACCAACATTTCTACAACACGCAGCTGCATTACATCAGGCTGGCCACGACCATCTAATTATGGTTGCGGGTTCGGACCGTATTCCAGAATATGAAAAGAAATTGAATCAGTATAACGGAGAAGGTCCAGGAAAACTATACAACTTCAAGAAAATCGAAGTCAAGTCTGCCGGCCACCGTGATCCTGATGCCGAAGGTGCAGAGGGTATGTCCGCTTCTAAAATGCGTGAACATGCAACCAATAATAACTTTGGTGAATTCAAACAGGGTATTCCATCGCATGTACCAGAGAAACATGCTCGTGAATTGTTCCGTGATGTGCGTAGGGGTATGGGATTGAACGAAAACTACAATCGTGGTTTGTTCCGTGCAATCTTTGTGACGGGTGGACCAGGTTCTGGTAAAGATGTTATCATCCGTGAAGCCATCAACGAACAGAAGGCAGTAGAATTGAATTCTGTACAGGCATATCAATACCTGATGGACAAGAAACAACTGTCCGAAAAATCAAATGACTTCCGTAGAGAAGCGATTCGCAACCGTGGTCCGTTGATTATTAATGGTCCTGCGGATGACCACACTCGTTTGATTACAATTAAAGAAGAACTGGAAGAACTTGGTTATAGTACAGCGATGGTGTTTGTTGACACCACAAACGAAGCAAGTCAGTCCAGAAATGAAAAATTGACAAAGATGATTGCCGAAACTGTAAGGCAAGAAAAGTGGGAACTTGCACAAACTTGCAAGGAAGCCTATCGTCAAAACTTCAACAAATTCATCACCTTCAACAATAGTTCTTCATACGATGCTATTGAGGAAGACATTACTGAAACATACCAAAAGTTGAGTTGGTTCATGGATGAAAAGGTGTATGACGAAACGGCATACATATGGTTAGAAAGTCACGGTAAGCTAAATACCAATGATTCGATTACAGTTCTTTATGAGGAAGATAAACATGTTAAAAAAGATTCTAGATTTATTCAGAAGCTCAGAGAAGCAAAGTCTACCAGCCGACTTAGTAAAACTGGAGCAAGAGCAGAAGCCCCAAGTGATATCCCAGCCGACAATCGTGCAGGAGACTCCAACGCCGACAGTATCAAGTGGGACGGAAACAAAAAGCGAGGAAGTTACATCTTCAGAACCTACACCGAAGAAAAAGAAAAGAACTTCAACAAAGACAAAGAAAGCGTAAAGAAGAAAAGATTTACGGATGCACCGACTGTTAACCAGAGATTGAGAAATGTCTCTGGTGTCGGTCAAGAATTTGATACACGCCAACAGGGAACAGTATACCCAATGTCAGGATTAGGCGATGTAACATACAGAGAAGAATTCAGATTCAGTTCGTTTAGAAATAAATTAAAAGAATCTCATAATGATCCATCAGATTCAGAAATGGGTGTTGGTGGTGTCTTGAATGGGGCCACAAATAAAGAACCGATGGAAAGCCCAAAAGACAAACTAGGTTATACCAACATCAAAAATAAGAAGAAAAACGGAGATACCAAATGATTAATTTCAATAAAAAAGATTCTGTAGCCAGTGCAGTTGATTCCATTTTGAAAAAAGAAGAAGTTCAACAGATTGATGAACTATCAAAATCAACTTTAGGTTCTTATGTGAAGAAAGCAACAACAGATGCCGTTACTTCTCGTAAACTTGCAGCAGATTTTGAACACAAATCAGAACGTGCAAAAAATGTCAGAACCAAAGGTGCAGCATCTCGTCTTTCTCGCAAATTCATGGATGACACAATAAAGCGTAAAGCTGGTATTGATAAGGCAGTGAATCGTTTAACCAAAGAAGATACTGAACAAGTTGATGAAGCACTAAAAGGCGACCAGCACAAGATTGACAAAAATAAAAACAACAAAATTGATGCACATGACTTCAAAATCTTGCGTGGTAAAAAGTCACTCAAAAAATTCAAAGAGGATTATGACGAAAATTCTATCATTGACCAGATGATTAGTGAAGTGTTGTCTAAAGATGCATCTGCTGGTGATTGGATCCATGATTTCGTTCACTCAGACAATCCTAAGTTTGCAGGCAAATCTAAAGCTAAACGCAAAGAAATGGCTCTTGGTGCATACTATGCAAAACAACGCAACGAAGAAGTTGAATCTGTTGATGAAGCACTAAAAGGCGACCAGCACAAGATTGACAAAAATAAGAATAAAAAGATTGACGCTGAGGACTTCAAATTATTGCGTAAAGAAGATGCAGTGCAAGAAGGTTGGGACGATATGGTTAAGTCTGCAACCGAAAAAGTTAAGTCTGGTCCTAAACCATCAGGTGGTTCTGGTGTTAAACAAGGCACCCGTTATGGTGGTGGTAAACAAAAAGATGAACCAGAAAAGAAAGAAGTTAAGGAAGCAAAACAACCTGACCAAGACAATGTTCCTTTTGCTCCTCCATACAACACATCATCTTCACCAGCAAATGTGAAAGACAAGTCTGGTGCAGTACACACACCAATGTCTCGTTTTAAACACATCGCTCGTCAAGCAATGAAAAAAGTTAAAAGCAACTTGGGTAAGTAATATGTCAAAAGTAAAGACCATTAAAAACATCATCAAAAAGAGTGATGCACAACCGTCAACATTCGGAACGGATCCTCGTGATCCATGGTCTACTAAGGCTAATCTTGCCGAATCGAAGGGTAATCCTACAGGTTTGTTGGCCAAATATCTAAAATCTAGAGGCATCAATCCACGTTATGTGACCAAAGACCAAAAGGTTGCTCATTCCAAAACAGGTCAATTCAACAAGTGGAAAATAGACCATATTTCCGAAGCTGTGGATAAACGTGACACAATCACTTTTGATATTCCTTTATTGATTCGTGTATTGGAATTTGCTCGTGAAGATTTACACAGAATGGTAGAAAGATTACTAAAAATTCGTGGTAGAGGTGTTCTATCAATGAATGAATATGGTGTAATTGTCAAAGAAGATGTCGATTCACTGAGTGTTGAAGAACAAGGCACTATAAATGAATGTGTCTATATGTTGAGTGAAATTTCAGTAGAATTACAACATTCATATTTCAAAAAAGCACACGCACAGAAATATGATAAGACTGGAACTACACCAAAATCCACCAAACAAAAACGCAGCAAAGGTATGGACAAAGTTGTTAGTAGAACTTTGAAAAGAAATGTGATTGGATTACCTAAAGGTGTTGATCCTTCGGAAGGTGGAAAATACACAGCCGATTCTGTTGAAGTTGAAGGCACACCATTACAAGAAGGTTCTGCTGCATTACGCATGGCCAAGGCTCTACAAAAGGCAAAACAAGAACGTGAGTTGAAAGACCAGTCTCGTGAAGCCAGAGAGAAACAACAACAAACACCACCAGTAAAAGAAAACATGGAACCTTTGGCTGCATGTGCTCAACCTGGAGATGGTGCAAATACACCTGATGATGTTGCACCAAAAGACAAGAACAAAAAGTTGATTCAAATGTCTAAGTCTGCTCGTATCATTAAATCTATATACAAGAGAAAAGGCATGAGTGAAGAACTTTATGACCACGAAAAAGAAGATAAATCTACTGCACCTTTGGGTAAAAAACCAAAAGTACAGAAACTGGATGCTGATTCTTTAACAAAAGAAGCACCACAAGCCGCAGCGGTTTTGACAGGCGGTAAGACTATGACGGGAGAACCTCGTGATACCATCGAAATCGACCCAATGATGAAGATGCGTAAACAGTCTGGAAATTCACAGAAAAGTGTTTAAATAAATAGTAACATAACCCTCGGTTAAAAGGAGAAATATAAATGTCATCTTGGGGAAATAACGACAACGCAGCTAACGCACCATACTGGGCAGTTAACTCAACAATTGTAAATGCAACTGATGCCAAGTCTGTTGCAGCTGCACCTACAGCAGCAAACGTTGCACTTTTATATGCAAATACTACAGCTGATGCTTACACAGTCGGAGAAACCATTGGTTTGTTCGGCGTAGATGCACAAGAAGCTTCATCAACAAATAGAGTACACACTGGATGGGTATTGAAAACTACCGGTTCAGGTGGTCGTGCTGGCCGTGTACAAGAAGAAGTTTTGGTTGCATTGAGCAACTTTGTTGGCACAGACGGTGATGCACAAGTTTATGCTAACGTAGTTATCACATTGTCTGGTCCATCTAATGGTTCAGTCGTGGCTAACGCAGAATTTGCTAATGTGGCATCATTCACTGTAACACCAACATTGGATGGAAAAACAGATGCAACATTGACTTATCAGTGGCAGTACAACAACGCAAGTGGTTCTACTGGTTGGACAAACATTCCAGCAAACACCAACCCAATCCAATGGTCTGGTAAAACTGCTGCTACATTGCAAGCACGTCCTGCAACAACTGCAAACAACGGCACAGTATTGCGTGTTGTTGTAACAGCAGCAGACCAAGGCGTAACAGCAACATCTGCAAACG